ATTTCACCACCCTTCCGATCATTGTGCATCGGCAGTTAATGTCGAGCGAACCCACGCCGAACAGCCCCGGAGCGTCCGCCGTGGCGCCCTGATAGCTGAACTGGGCCGCGCTTGGAACCTTCGTTCCGTCAAGATCCTTGTGCGCTTCCCGCACCGCTTCGTCTCGTGCTGACAGCCACATCTTCTCGACCTTGATTCCTGACTCTTCCGCTTGGTTGTATGCTGCGTTTGCTGCATGGTTCGCCAGTCGGGTCGTCTCAGTCGTGGCGATTGTCATGGCTCGATTGGGACTGAATGACGTTGACTGTACAATCTTAGTCTGCATCTCTGCGAGGGTCGCACCCTCGGTAATCAGATCGTCAACCAACCGACCGACCGATCCGCGTGTCGTTTGCAGGATGCTTGTCTCCATTTGGCGGACTGAAAACAGCGCTTGCTGTGCTAATTCTGTTTGGTCATACAACGACGTTTGATCGATGCTCTTCGACGCTTCCTGATACGCGTCCGCCAACGCTTGACGATACAACGGCCGGAAAAGCCGCATGATTTCGCCACGCTCGAATGTTTCATCCAACACCCGATCGAGCACCACCGAGTCGAGCGACTTTGTGACGCCCTTCTCTCCAAGTTCCGCCTTCAGATTCTTAGCGATTCGCGCTCCTTGGGCTCGTAGGTATCGACGCATGGACGCGCCGATCCGCCGCTCGTGCGGTGTATGGACTCTATCGATAAAGGTCCGCCACGCAACTTCACGACCGGAGTCGGTGTCAAGGTCGACCGTGTGAACCTCACCGCTAATCCACTTTGCGGCTTTCTCGGTGTCAGCTTCAATTGTGGCTTCGGTAATCAGCTTTTTCATGTAGCTCTCGCCACGACTACCCACGACGAGCCATTTCATTTGGGCCACGACGCCCGCTAATCGATAGTCTTCAAAGTGACGCGCGGCCCATGCTTCGCGGGTTCTCACTGCGCGCTCTTCGCTTCGGGTCTCTACCTTGCCACCATCCAACGCAATGGGCCGGAGTTTCTTGTACTGTTCGTTCCCTTTGATGTTTCCACCGGCTCGCCAGATGTCGGGGTAGTTCAGCTTGATGTGCTCAGCGAAGTCCAGATCGAAAACCTTGAAGTCACTGTTTCGCAGGCTGACTTTCTTATCGTCACCGCTCGCGGGGAAGTTCGTCGGGTCGGTATCTCCGACAGCCTTTGACTTTCCGTCTGTGCTCATCGGATGCTCATCTGGTAGCAAATCCGTATCATGCTTGCCGCTGCGATAGCGGTCGTTCCGTAGCGCGTACAAGAACGAATTAACGCGGGCGTATGCCCATTGATCAGCGCTGGTAACGCCGGGTCGAACGCTTCCAGGGTTCGTGTTGTACGCTCCTACTCCACGCTCGAAGACTTGGGCAAGTACCCCCGGTGTCGTCTGTCGCCAGTCCGGTTCCCCTTTCTCTTCCATGTCTTCGTTGTGCTCGTCTGCTTTATTGCGGAGCCCTTCCTGAACCGTCGCCGATAGGTCCGACAGCCCACGCGTCACGGTGTCACGGTCGAACATCAACCGGATCAGACTCGCAGCCCGCTCTTCCATGTCGTCCGGCTCGGTCTCGCGTTCTGCTTCGGTTGTTTCGTCCGCGTTCAGGTTCTCGAAGCCTTCGAGCGCCGCCGCCTCTTGCAGACTCACGCCCATCATCCACCACGTGTTGACACGGTTCACACGCTCGGTTCTGCTTTCTTGTAGCGCGTCTACTTCGGAGAAGTCAGACACAACCCGCAACCCGTCACTGTCTGGGAACATACGCAATAGTCGCGTGTACTCGGAATCCATGAGCGCCGCGCGGGATTGTAGCTGCTCCCAGTAAAGGCGCATTTGCTGGCGGCTACTCGCATAGTTAGCCGACTCCACACCGACTCTCACGGGGACCACGCCGATCGCTGCCATGACGGCTTCCTTGGCCATCTCGCGCGTTTTTTGGTACTCAAGGTCCCTCAACGAGTGGCTCAGTTGCTTGTATTCAACACCCGCCCCCAAGATGACGGTCCCTGACTTGGCTTTCAACTGACGCTCGAAGCCTTCCCTAAGTTGCTGTATCTGCGGGCGGGTCCAGATGTCCCCTGTCTCCGCCGGGCTGATGATACCCGTAGGAAGTCCCGTCTGCGCGCTTTTGGCTGCAAGTTCAGACGCCGCGAGATCGGTCGTGAGGTCGTTGTGAAGTGCCTCGATAGCCCCGCTACCGTACAGCATAGACGGGTTGCTCTGCCACGACGGGGATCGGAAGTGCAGTACCTGCTCGTATCCGTAGCGAACGACCGCCCCGGCTCCGTTGTATTCGTACTCCTTGATCTGCCCATCGTCGTTAGGAACGATCTTCACGCGCTCTGGATGCAACCGTATAAGCGCTCGCGGTTCGCCCTCACCGGCTACAAGCGCGAACGCATCACCGGTCAAGAGCATGTCGACGATAAGTTGACGCGCAAACAAGATCCCAGGCGTCCGACTGTTGGGCCGTTCCATCAACTCAAAGAACGGATGATCCTCGATGGTCTCCGCCTCTTTGCCTCGCCCCTTGATAATGCGCTGGGGTACCTTGGTCAAGTCGCTGGATACTGCCTCCACACAAGCACGCACCCATGGAAAGCGCGCCATCGCTGCCATGGAGTTTATCGCGGAATAGGTACGGCTACCTGGGTCGTCTCCGATGAAGTCCGACCCTGCTACGTGGGTCGTGCTGCCATCCGACTCGACTTGCACGAGACGAAGCGCACGCAGAATGCGCGGGAACCAACCGTCTCGAATTGCAAGTTCAGACTTTGCCACGGTTCGAGGTTAGCGCAGTTTAGAATCTTTAGCAATTATAGAATTATTAGTTGTTGACTATTACCCGATCGCAAACGTTGACCGCGCAAGCTTTGAACAGATGTACCGCAGCGCATCAATGGCGTGGTCTGATTGTCTCGGGGCGGGTGCGTCTTTGACCTCGGCACCCTTGGACGGAGCCCAGCAATAGCCCTCCATTTCGCGTATCAAGTTCGTACAGCACTCATGGACCACGAGCGCAGGACGGCCGCTGATCGGGTTGATGGCGAGTCGCTCCGATATGCAATTGATCCCGCTGCGAATTGAACCGCGTTCCTTTTTTGCCGCCACGGTCGGGATGCCGTGCTCGCGTGCAAGGCTCAACCGCGCTCCACGGTCTTCCGGGTCTGCCACCGTCCAGAATACTTCACGCCCTGCCAGTAGTTTGTGGATCGCCCTTGCGTGCTGGGTAATGGTCCACTGTTCTTGGTAGTGCTCAGCGATGACTTCGAGCGTATCGTCCCCCGTCACCGCGCAGAGCAAAAACACGAAAGCCGCTCTTGTGCCGAAATCAATTCCACCAATCCAGTACTGAGCCTCCACTTCTCGCGACGGTACGACATGCGCTGAACGGCTCCACTCGGTGAAGACCCGCCCCTCAAGCTGTGTAAACTCACCACGGTCCCGCGCTGCGCGTTCGCCCTCATTGACGCCCCGCAACAACCGCGCGCGCTTCTCTTGGTCGATGTGCGGATTGTCGGCACCGTGTAGGAAGCACGCCAGGTGAGACCCGTCTTCCGGTGGTGCTCCGATGAAGTATTCATGCATATACGAGAAGCCGGACAGTGGGGTCATTGTATGCAGAGCCCATCCGGATCGGCCTTCCCATAGCGACCTGGTCAACCGCTGATAGGCCTCGGTGACCACGTCCTTTGGATGCTCTTCGTCTGCCCAGTAATGGTCGGCACTGAATCCTTGCATAGCAGCCCTACCGGCGGCAGCCGTAAGAAATCGGATCTTCCCGCCGTTTGGAAACTTCGCCTCGCTGAAGCCGGGCCCGTCACGGTTCCGCCATTCCGTTCCGGCCGGCGCCCATCGCTCCACCGCCGCGCGTTGAATGTTGATACTCATGGTGCTGTTCAGCGAAGACGCGAGCACGATTCCCGGCCGTGGTGGGAACAGCGACGGCTCCAACTGGTTCCGCCGGATAAACGCCTCGCACGCTGGATGCTTGCGACCGTAGGCCACCGCACACGCAACCATCGCCCCTAATTCGGTCTTCCCGCTACCGTTTCCACCAAACGCCGCCACGGCATCCACGCCGGCCCGCTGTAGTGGTGCGCGCTGCGATGTGCGTGGCGGGTCGTTATGCCACAACGTAGCAAACGCCAGGGGATGCTCCGCCCGCAACCGTGTGAGCGCTTCGATAGCCGGCGCCACCGACAGCACCGCGTCTACGCTGCTCACCGACCACCATCCAACGCCAGCCGGTCCACCGCTTGCCGGTATCGTTCGGGGTCTATCTCAGCGCCGACGTATCGCCGACCCGTACGAGCACACGCACGCGCCACAGGCGCCATACCTGCGAACAAATCGAGAACCAGATCGCCGGGCTGCGTCCACCGTTCTATCCACTGCGCCATCCAGTCGGCCGGCTTCTCACTGTGCTTCTGTCGATAGCTGGTATGGGCGTTCTGCAACGCTCCCCAGTTTGCGCACAGCGGCGATCCGGCTTTGACTTTTGTATACACGCACACGGGCTCGCTGAATCCTAGCCAATGAAAGCCGGTAGCGCTGCCGCCTGTTTTTGTCCACGCGCCGCCGCTTACGTACTTCCATCGCCATCGGCCGGCCTGCTTTGCGTCGAACCATTGGCCCAGCTTTGGCCAAGTACACCACAACGCAAGACGACCGACATCGACCACATCATACGCCCGATCCAGTACCGCGCATATCTCCGCGTCGGTCATGCTGTTGTAATGGTTCTCCGGGTTCGCGCTGTGTCCTGGGGCCTGTGCATATCGCCACGGGGGATCGGCGATGACTAACGACGGGACACCGGGCATATCATTGAGCAACGCATCCACCGAGCAACACCGAAGATCGATCCCCGCCGGCTGTTTGGGTTCCTTGACCGTGAGCAATTGCAATTGACTCATTCGTTCGCTTTTAACTTGGCGTTAATTGCCGATTGAATCACCGGATGCAAAATCACGTGCGCGCATTCTATAGACTCACCGAATCGAACGTGTATTGAACCGGTGATCACTGATCCAATATGCTTAGGCCCTCCAGGGTATCGGCAGACCATCACCACCTGTCTTAACTCTCTGAAGACTTCACGAAACGACGAATTTTTGAGCGTTTCCGTCGGATCCAATTCGCAATGCTTTTCGTAGGTCCACTCGAACGCCGACCCCACATCAACACCCTTCGCCATCTCCATCATCACGCCAAATCGATGACCCACCATCAAATCAGTCAAAGCCGCTACGCTGTCCGTGACTTTGTCGTCGTCTTCTACCCAGCGACATACTGTCCCGCTGGGCTGTCCCGCTTGGACCGATACGCTGTAGACATCGTCGACATACAGATCCGACCCAATCAATTCATGTGCATCCATCATTCACCCGCCTTTGCGGCCGCGTCGGCTTCCGCGTTTAGCTTGCATTGTACCGCCGCTAAGACAGCCTCGCGGTACTGCTTTATAAAGTCCGGCGCCAAGTCGGTGCTGTCGAGCGACAGCGCAACCGTTACCCCAAGCTGTATCAATTCTTCCCATGATTCGCGGATCAATCCCGCCGTGTATTCGTCATCCATTATTCACCTTCCTTTGTGTCAATCATTGGTAGCGCCGGAGCATCCACCCCGAGCACATCACACGCCGCCGGTAGCGCCTTGAGTAGTTCCGCTGCCAGTCGTGGCGCGTCGTCTATCGTGTGTACCTGCGCTTGCAGTTGTACCTGTTGCGGAGCCTCTAAGCCCAGCACGCGGGCCTCAGTAGCCAGCAACCGAGCCACCGTTGTCGTGTGCCCAAGTTCCATCGCCTGCTGAATGGTGGCCTGTACCCGCTGTCGCCAGTCGCTACGGATCTCTTCCGTAGTTTGCTCTTGGTCTTGCCCTGCCCACTGCTTCCGTATCAGCGCCGCGTCCTTCCGTACTTGGTTGGGGCTCACATCGAACTGATCAGCCAAACGGGCCTGTCTGGTCAAGGTCCACTCACCCCTAACCAGACAGGCCTCCACGGCCTCTCGGCGCGCTCTTACCTCTTCGTCTGTGTGCTTACGTCCCACGGTGGTAGTTTATTTATTCCCACACCGCCCGTCAAGTAATCACGACCAATTTAAAGTCAGGAACATCACACCATTTAGCTTGTTCAATTATCGATTCCGTAAACCCGCGCCCATCCGGGCCACCCCAATCGACATAGACCCACATAGGATGCACAACAAACCAACCTTGTTCGCTGTCTACCTGTACCCATCGATCGTCACCTTTGCCGCCAAGCGATAGGACGTGTCCGCGAACCATTGACCCGTCCCACGTCACAACTGAGACGTTCACTGGTTCGATGCGGTCCTCGGCTATGTAGATATGTTCGTTTTCTTTTTCAACAGCGTCGAAATACCTGCAAAGATCTTTCCACTGTTCGCACCATAGCGGGTTGCTCATGTGGTGCGGCCCGCTGTTCTCTTTTCTTTTGACATAGATCATATTCGCTCCCTATAAAACCGGTTGAAACCCACCGCCGCCTTCGCTTCTCTCTCCGCCTTTCATGCGTTCTACAATGTCCGGATGATACCGCTCATCCATCGTCAATACCGGATGCTGTGCGCTTGTATGGTAGACAGCCTCGGTCCTGGGGTCGTTCTCATAATCTCGGACCACATCAGCCCAATGACGCGCGGCGCCATTGCATAACTTGTGCCCCTTTGGACAGTCACACCCGGCCGCATACGACGTGACGCATAGACGCCCGTGCTCGTGCCGATGCCATGACACCTCACGCCAACCGCTACCCCCGCACGCTGAACAGCCCTGTGCTGCCTCTTTCGGCTTGGTCAAGGGGTCACCCCTCAACATCTCACGGAAAGCCGCTACAGTAGGCATCCTGCGCTTGTCTCGCATCACGGTCTCCGTTGTCCGGTGTATGTCTTCGTCGCGTTCGTCCTTGAGCGCTTGCCACCATACGCCGAAGCTACCCCCGGCCCAGTCGTCCGACTTGCCGAAGTTCCGACCCATGGCCGTGAGTACGCGTTCAATTTTCTGCTTGGTTGCCATGGTCCCTCCTAAAATGGCAGATCGTCGATTTCTTCCTGCTGTCGTTCTATCTCAACTGACCACTCACCGGCCTTGTTGATGAAATCCCCAAGATGCTTCTTGCGGCAAAACGTCACCAAGTCGCACCCGTGGTCTTGCCACCACCGCGCCGCCTTCGCTGTCGTATACCAGTCGTATGCGTGTAGCACTTCGGCCGGTGTCGCATATCTCAACGCCTCTACAAGTGCGCTCGCGATCTGTGGTGTCAACTTC